TCGATGTGGTGATGACATCATTGATGGCAACAAGCCCAGACATTGATTATTCAAAACGTGGATTTCAAAAACTGCATACAACATTTTTCAGAGAACAATTATGATTGAAGACGTAATTCTGGCGTGGGAAACATTTTCCACATGGTATGCTGGAGCTGGATTGGCCACACAAATGGCAGTCACGTTTGCAGTGTCAGTTGTGGCATCAAGAATCTTTGCTCCAAATGTTCCACAAGCCCAGCAAAATAACATTAGGCAACAAGTACCACCAGACCCAACGGCTGGCATTCCATTGGTTTATGGAGATGCATATACAGGCGGAAGATTTTGCGATGCGGTTTTGACGCAAGATCAAAAATCGATGTTTTATGTAATGGTCATTTCAAACATCAGTCCAAATGGCCAATTTATTTACAATTTGCCAGCTGCAGCAACTCCACCAACTGCATCACAGTTTTATTATTCAGATCAAACAATCACATTTGATACAACAGATCAAACCAAAGTAGTGAATTTGATAGATGGTGCTGGTAATGTTGATACATCAATTATGAATGATGATGGTTCAAGTAAACTTTATATTTACTTGTATACATCATCAGCAAGTGGTGTGATCACACCAGTCAATACAACATTGATGCCATCTGATGTGATGACATACGATCCATCAAATCCAAATACTTGTCCATCTGGCCAGCAATGGGCAACAACTAATAGGCAAATGAATGGCTTGGCGTTTGCAATTATCAGATTGAATTACAACAACAATTCACCAGGCACGACCTCATTGCAGCCAGTGACTTTCTATGTCAGCCATTATTTGAATTCCACTGGGTGTGCAAAACCTGGTGATGTTTGGTATGACTATTTGACCAATCCAATCTATGGTGGTGCAGTTGATCCATCATTTGTCAGCTCTGCATCAGCCACTGCATTGAATACATATTCTGATCAATTGATCAATTATATTGATTCAAATGGTAATCCACAAACAACACCTAGATACAGATTCAATGGTGTTTTGGATACTGGCCAAACAGTTTTATCAAATATTGATTTGATGATGACTTGCTGCGATTGTTGGCAAGCCTATCAAGCAGCCACTGGATATTGGGAAGTGGTAATCAATCAATCGATTACACCATCATTTGCATTTGATGATACAAATATTGTTGGATCAATTACAGTTGGCGAGTTGGACATTACTCAAATGATCAACCAAATTGAGGCCAAATTTAATGATTCAACCAATAGAGATCAAGCTGGTTATGTAAATTTACAAACACCAGCCAATTTGATATATCAAAATGAGCCAGTGAATAAATTCACAGTGTCTTATGATTTGGTCAACAATTCTGTGATGGCCCAATATTTGGCAAATCGAACATTGGAACAAAACAGGCTTGATTTGGTGGTTAATTTTTCCACCAATTACACTGGCATTCAAGTCAATGCTGGTGATGTAGTAACAGTGACCAATAGTTACTATGGATGGACAAATCAACAGTTCAGAGTGATGCAAGTCAAAGAAGCATCATTGCCAGATGGTTCTTTGGGAGCTGCATTGCAGCTGATTGCTTATGATTCAAATGTTTATGCAACTTCAGATATTACTCAATATCATCCAACTCCAAGAAGTGGATTAGCATCACCTAATTTCTTTTCAGCATTGACTGCACCGACTGTGACTGCACATTATGAGACTGCAAATATTCCATATTTCAATGTTCAAATTTTTATTCCAGTCACTGGGCGTGTGACCAATTCAACACTGTACTATACGACAGTGGCCACACCATCAGGATCGGATTGGAAAGTCTGGTCAAACGCACAAACGGCAAACAGTTTGCCAGCTCCAAACAACACATACTATACATTTGTGGACATTGTGCTGCCAGCTGCAACATATTATTTTGCATACACAGTTGGAAATGAAAAAACATCAACACCATTGAGTCCAATCAGTGCTGGATTTGCCTGGGCACCAGTCGGAATGTCAGGCGTGTCAGGGTATAGTGGAGCGTCAGGTTATAGTGGTTTTTCTGGCAGTTCAGGCACAGGAGCCACTGGCCCAAGGACTGCCATTGGTCAACTTTATTATGCAAATTCAAGTTCAACTGCACCAGCTACACCAACGGCCAGCGGATACAATTTTTCAACTGGAACATTTTCAAGTCTTACATCAGGCTGGTCAACTACATTTACTGCACCAACTGCAACATATACCACTCAATTTTGGGCAGCCACTTATTATGTGATTGAAACCACATATGGTGGTGCACAGACAGTGACCATCAGTACAGTTTACAACTGGACAAATTTCAATGGATTGGTTTCATTTACCAATTTGGCAACATCAACTGGTACCACATTTATCAATGGTGGAAATATTAACACTGGCACAATCACTGCCAGTGCATTAAATGTTACAAATTTAAGTGCGGTTTCAACAAATACTGGAAATTTAAATGTAACTGGAACATTTCAAGCAAATACTGCTGCATTAAGTGGAACTGGGATGACAGGTTCTGGAGGTGTTTTATACCCTACTGGATACTTTGCTTTTGGTAATTCATCATCAAACATTACCAATTCAGCATCAGGTGTGTTTATTAATGGATTTACCCAGAACACTGCAGCTTCAATTGCAGGCGGAAATATATCATCTCCAATTACTTTGCTTACTTTTTCTGTATCAGCAAACAATGCATCTTATCCTGCAATTATAAATACAACAGGATTTCTATCTGCGTCACTTGCTTCTGCTTCTTCAGCAGTGTCTTGTACGATTGATATGATTTTTTATTTGACAGGTTTTGGTGGCCCAGTTTATGAAACTGTTTTAGTTATACCAACATTCATTGAGTTAGGTACGGCTAAGTGTGGATGCCAAGTGGCTGTTCCTTTGGCTGGAGCAATTCCTGCAAATAGTTATACATACTCTGTTTCTGCAACTGCAACTTTTCACGATACTAGCTTTAATATAGTTGGATACGGAACGCCATTTTTTACTAGAGTTGAAACAACTTTTTTCCAACCTTTAATATGAAGTATTACACAATCTACAACCCCGTCACAGGAGAAATTGTTCGTTCTGGGCATTGTGACGATGATGGATTTCCATTTCAAACGGAACCTGGCTGTGAAACCATAGAAGGGGAAAGTAATTATCTTTCCAATTATGTTTTGAATAAACAAATTCAAACATACACACCTTCTCAAAAAACTTTGAAAAATCAGGTTCAACCGCCCTATATGGAATGGAGTAATACTTCATTTACCTATGTAGATACGAGAACCACAGACCAGCTACGGGCAGATCAAATTGTTGCCGTTGGAGCAAAAAGGGATAACTTATTATCCATTTCTGACTGGATAGTCGTTCGGGCTACCGACCAAGGGGTTCCAATCCCTACTGACTGGAAAACATACAGACAAGCCCTAAGAGATGTAACCACTCAATCAGGGTATCCATTTAATGTGGTTTGGCCAATTCCACCAACAACAAATTGATTGTAAAAAATCAATTATTGGTTAAAATATTCAAAACAAGACAAAACATTCGGGGCCAGTGAGTACATTGGCAGCGTCACTACCTAGTAAGGGAATGTAATGACAGTTTTCAACAAAAATTCATTGACCCAAGTATCTGGGTTTGACAATCCGATTTTGTCTGGCGAATTGGTCTGGGAGCAGAAAGCATTCTGGAATCTCTTTATGACCAACGATGCTGGTGTTTTGCCATTAACTGGTGCCACCATCGATGCCCAAATCATTCGCAGAGTTTTAACCAATGTGATTGACACCAGGAATGGTTTGACATTCACCATTGGCGATTACACTCCAACACCCACACCCATTACACTGACAGTCACAAACATCAATTACACAGGTGGCTCATTCACTTTGGTAATTGATGACAGTGCTTGGGGGCTGATGGCCACTGATCCAGGATTGGACATTGCAGACCCCAATGGCATTGGCTATTCAGGCCGAATTAAGATCAGTTTTCCAGCCAATGGATCGACCCCAGCTGAAGACATCATTGTCTTTTTATTCTTCATTGTGCGGTCTGATGGCATTGTGGTGGAGTAAACATGAATACAAAAGTCACAGTCATCAATGACAACAATGTCAATATTCAGGTCACACCACCACCCAATCAAATCATCAATGTAAACAAATCCAGTTTTGGGGTGTCTGGATTTAGTGGGTATTCGGGCTTTAGCGGTTATAGCGGGTCAGGTATTTCAGGCTATTCAGGCTCTGGGACGTCTGGCTGGTCAGGCTATTCAGGGGCGCAAGGGACGTCAGGTTTTAGCGGGACTTCGGGTTGGTCTGGCCAAGTAGGGACGTCAGGGACGTCAGGCTGGTCTGGTTTCAGCGGGGCGGTGGGGACGTCAGGGACGTCAGGTTGGTCTGGTTTCAGTGGGATCAGTGGCTATAGCGGGTCAGGAATTTCAGGGTACTCGGGATTTAGCGGGTACTCAGGCCAGCAAGGGACATCGATCAACATCAAAGGCACAGTGGCCACACCAGCCAATTTGCCAGCGACAGGCAACAATCCCAATGATGCATACATTGTTTCATCCAATGGCGATTTGTACGTTTGGAGTGGAACGACCTGGAACAATGTTGGACAAATAGTTGGCCCAGCTGGCCAATCGGGGACGTCAGGTTTTAGCGGTTATAGCGGGACGTCAGGTTGGTCAGGCTTTAGCGGTTCAGGTATATCAGGCTGGTCGGGATATAGTGGTTCAGGCGTGTCTGGCTGGTCAGGTTTTAGCGGGACGTCTGGTTGGTCTGGCCAAGTGGGGGCGTCAGGGGCGTCAGGTTGGTCTGGCATTTCGGGCTGGTCGGGGTTTAGTGGCTATAGCGGGTCAGGCGTGTCTGGCTGGTCGGGTTTTAGTGGCTATAGCGGGTCAGGCGTGTCTGGTTGGTCAGGCTATTCGGGGGCGTCAGGGGCGTCAGGTTTTAGCGGTTGGTCTGGCCAAGTAGGGGCGTCAGGGACGTCAGGTTTTAGCGGAATTTCAGGCTGGTCAGGTTTCAGTGGTGCGCAAGGGCCAACAACATATCCTGGCGCAGGGATAGCAGTATCTACTGGTTCTGCTTGGGGGTCATCTTATGGAACATCAGGAGCCAATTCTGTTGTTTTGAGAGATGCAAATCAAAACGTAACAGCAAATGATTTTTATGAAGGTTTTACAAACGTAGCTGCCGCAGGTACAACTACAACTTTGACTGCCAGTTCTACACCAAACTTTGTGGTGACTGGATCTGGTGGTCAGACGTACCAATTTCCTGATGCAACTACGTTGCCATCTGGTGCTATATACACGTTTAACAATAATCAATCCTCTGGAACGATTGTTGTAAAGAATAACTCTGGAACTACAATTGTTACTGTTCAGTCTGGCAGTTTTGTTGAAATTATTCTTTTAAGCAATTCAATTGCTGCAGGTTCATGGGATTACCATTACCAAGCACCTTCAAATGCTTCTTGGTCAACCAACACTTTAAGTTGGGCAGGATCATATACAAACGGTACATGGTATGGACGTAATAATCCGCGTGTATCGGTTACGACATCTTCTGCTTCTGCTGTAACACCAGACATTAGCGCGTATGATGAATACGCATGGACGGCACAAGCTGCAACGCTGACGATCAACGCCCCCACAGGAACGCCAGTAGACGGCAATAAACTGATCTTTCGCATCTTGGACAATGGAACCCCACAAACGCTGTCTTGGAACGCCACATTTACCGTGATTGGCGTGACATTACCAACAACTACAACAGCAAGCAAAACAACGTATGTGGGCTGTATTTACAACGTCAATAACAGTCGTTGGGATGTGATTGCAGTAACAACACAGGTTTAAGGAGAACACATGAAAATCGACTTTTCATTTGATACGCAATACGGCACATTTGCCGATGCTATTTGGTATCCTGACGATCAACCTGCACCATCTGACGCTGACATTGAGGCCATGAAACAGCAACGGCTGACGAACTGGATTGCCGTTGTTACC